TCGAATAGGTGGATAAACTCTTTTGCAACAATATCAACAGGAGAAATATACTGGTTGTTGATAGTGCGCGTGAAAATAGTGTATGAAATGGGTCTTCCATATTCGTCTACGTTGATACCTCCGATGTATTTATCCGTGTCAGTGCGGTCGTAAGGCGATCCGATGCGGTCGGCTTCTACGCTTTGAAGCTTCAAATCTTCGCCGTCGCGAACGATAATAAATCCACAATCGCCGTCACGAAGCATTGCGGTAACAGCAAGCTGCAACAGCGTTGTGAAATTGTGCCTGCCTAGAAAATCGCAGTCGTTGCACCATTTCTGCCAATACCTTTCAATGGCGGTATCCGCTTCGCGGTTTCCTGTGCGTGCTTGATATGCGATGCGCCCCGAAACGTAGGTTGCAAATTTTAAAAGCAGAGAACGGACAGGCGGAAAATTGTCTGCAAGATCGCGAGCGGCGCGGATGAGCGCGAAACGTTCGCGAGTTCCTGCCGTGTCTTCGCCACCGGATACGCCTCGGCTGATCCCGCGCTTTTCGCTTGTCAATGCGGAGTCAAAGCGTCCGAAGTTTCGCAACTTCGCCTGGTTGACCATGCGATCCAGCGCGGCCTTGGGCGCAACAAGAGAAAGGGCTTTGGTGATGAGGTCTTGCATTATGGGCGCTGTGTTGGGAACGTCGGCGTGAACCTTCTTATACGCGATCCGCTCGCATTGTCAATAGCGGCCTGTAATTCTTTGATCGTCTGTGCGACCTCGGCAAGATTAGCGCGAGTGAACGAGCGCCCTGCGATGCTATACGACGCGCCTGCAACGGCTATTGCCTTCAAGCAAGCCGTAAAGTCGCCCTGCAATTCTTGCAGAGTTGCAAGCGGCAGGCCAAAAAATGATTTGTTCATCGCCATTCATTTGATGGCGATGTCAAAAAAATAACCCGCATTGGTGCGCTTCCGTGGAGAGGCGTCGCGGGTGTTGTTAATTTTGCGGAAGTGTCAAAAGAAAAGGCGCGGGGATTGAACCCGCGCCGGTTTGGTGGAGTGCGTTACCCACGAAACTCGAAAACAAATTGATTCGGGTTGGTCATGCGTTCGATATCGATCTCCATGCCGTAGGTAAGTGTGAGACCGTTGAGCTTGGCAATCAGTCGAATTTCGCGCTGTTCGCTTTCTGTAAACTTAAGTTCAAATCCCTCGCCTGGCGTAACAATATGAATTGTTTCAGATCCGCAATATCTTTTCATTAGCACGCGAGCATTAATCCCAGAAGCGGCGATGCGGTTGCGGATGTGCTTGGTCACTTCTTTGTAGTTCATTTTTGTGGCGGCTTGTGCGTTCATTTTGTTTTTTTATTTTTAGGTTTTCTTCGTCGGGCTTCTTGCCTTTCGATGTTTTAAATATCTACGCTTTTTTTATTTTTGAAAAGAAAAAAATAAAATTATTTTTCGCCCTTGTCGGAGCAGCTTAAAACCTAGCTCTCCGCGCCTATCGGCAAAACCCCTGCGAGCATAGCGGACGCAAGCGCGATGCACTCGCAATCCCAAAGGTGGTTCGGCCTGCCGCCGATGCGAACCCATCGTTGCTCGACTTGTTTGGTCTTGGAGTTCGTCACGTCCTTCTTCATCTCCGAGAGCATTTGCTTGCGGTAGTCGTCCGAAACGTCCCGCGCAACTTCCCATTTCGGCACGGCGTCAGCCTGGCGAAGCGAAGCCAATTTATCTTTTATGCCTTCATTGGAGAAAAAGAAATACGCGCACTTGAGTCCGTCCGATCCAGCTTGCGCTCCTTCGATCTTTGAAACGAAACGGCGCGTCCTTCTCGCGCCGTCGATGTGATAAAATCCGTCCTGCCCCGATCCGTGCGATGCCGTCCACCCACGCCTAGCGCATTGTTCGTAGACAAGCGGAGTATCGTAACCTGCATCCACCACAACGCATCGCGGCACAACATCGAACTGCTGTTGGATGGCGTCGAGCGTTTCCCACGTCAGCGGACGCGACTCATGCAAGAGCATCGAAGACCCATCAACTCGGAAGGCGCGGACGACAGCCCAGAAGTGGTCGCGCTGTTTATCCACGCACATAAAGCGTCTGTGTTCTCCGTCGATCTTCTGCCCTTCCAGATACTCGGCCTTCGCATAGTCGCCGGTCGTGATTTCTGGCAAGTCGCTTGTGACTTCGTCCTGCCACGTCTGCGCCTTGCGCTTCTGAATAAATTGTTTCAGCGGCTCTAGGTTGCCAGATGACTTGGCCTCGTTCGCTTCGATCCATTCTTTCACAATGCTAAACCAAGGTATCCACCATACGGCGTATGCCGGATATTCAAACGAGCGATGACCGCGCACCGGATGAGGGTTGAGTGCGCGATAGCTTGCAGTATTTGCAAGGTTGCGTCGAGTGCTGGCGTCGTCTTTATAGCGCGTTTCGCAGTGCTCGCATTTCATTCGCACCGAGTCCTGCACCTTGTCCCAAAGAATCCCGCCCTTGTCGTCGCGTTCGGTCGTGTATTCGATCTGGTCGAATAGGTATCTCTGCCAGTTCCCACAATGGGAACAACTCCAACCCCAGACTTCTCGCGTTCCGCTGTCCCATTCGGCGTCTGCCTCGTGCCCAGCGTCCCATCCTTGCGAGACGAGGAGCGTCTTTCGGTTCCAGCGGTCGTGGTGTCTGGCCTTCAACTCTTTTATCATCCCGCCTTTCCACCGCCAAACCTCGTCACCGATGCAATAGCGCATGGATTTTTCTTGTAGGTTCGTCATGTTCGCGCCGCCTGCGAACAATACCATATGTGGGAAAAGGATGGTCGTTTTTCTGAGAGAATGGCGGTCTTCTGGGAATAGGTCTTTGACCGGTTGGCATTCGTTGAAGATCGGAAGCAAGCGCGACTCTGTCCAGTCCTTCACCATGTCGTCAGTCTGACCGACGAACAAAGTCGGCCCAGGCTTTTGAGCAACGATGAAGCAGGCGAGCGTTTCCATCATCGTTGTCTTGCCGCCTCCGGTAGGAGCGCGAAGAAATACCTGTGTTGTCTCGTCATCGCTTGCCGCCAACAGCGGCGCATTTAACCACGGCGCAACAGAAGGATCGAAGCGCGAAGCGCGATCCGAGTTGGGAAAGTTAACGTGATCGCTTGCCCAATCAAGTATCGTGCCGTCGAACGCGAGTTTGATTCCGTCGCGGATGCCTTGTGCGAGTGGGTTCATTTCATTCCGAAAATATGTTTGAGCGCATCGATATTCGGAGACGGTTGTTTAGAACTCGGCTCCTCTTCTCCATCATAGAACGCAATTTCCCATGTTGTCTCAAACAATTTGCGAAGTCCGGCAGCGGACAATGTCACGTTGCCTTCGCCGTCGAATGACGGATTGCGTTTTGAGTAAATTTTCCAGAGTTCGCGTTTAGTCATAATTTCGGCACAGCTTAAACATTTTCTCGACGGCGTCGCGGACATGCGGCCATTCTTCTGGGTCGAAGCGTAGCTTCCCGCCTTCCTGGCTGACTTCCAAGAACTCCCCAGCGGCCTCGTCAACGATCTCGATCTCGGTGACGCTGTCGTCAAATATCTGTTGGTTTTTAACTCCGACTATCATTTTCGTTGTGCGTGTTTCGTATGTCATAATTTATACCTTCTCAAGTTCATTGCGGATCTCGGCAAGGATAGCTTGCGTGCGTTCGTGCAACTTCTTTCTCAAGCTGGCTTCGTCGAGTCCGGCCAATGCGCCCGATGCGTCGTTGACCAAGGCCGCGAGCTTTGCGCTGAAGATCGCGCCGATGCGAATGCCTGCTTCGCGGACTACGGCGATCTCCACAAGTTCGCCCCTGTCTTGCTGAAGTCGGACGCGAATGCGTTCGGATTCGAGCAGAGTCTTTTCAAGACGTGCTTCGTTCAACGTAGCCGGTGCGGCCTTGCCCGACGCTTGCAAGTATTCGTCGCGCCATTTTGTTGCGGCCTCGATGGACGAAGTTGGGCAGCCCATTTTCACCCATTTTGCAACGGCCTGCTTGGAAATTCCCCACGCATTTCCGATGGCTTCGTGGCTTATTTTGACAACCTTACTTTTTTTGTTCATGCACAAGAGAGCAAAGAGAGTATGTTAACC